AATACTGCTCGGATGCATTGAAGCGATGTCTAACAATGCGACATTACCGTACATACCAGGCTCGGCATATACGTAACCGCCTTCGCCCACCTCCTCTCCGCGATAAGTAGACTTACCGTTTTCAAATATGTATCCCGGAAATATAGGTCTTCCTTTTTCATCAAAAACGGTGTACTCATCTCCGAATTCATTATATAGAACATTATCTTCAGTCATCTCGCCCATATTGCGATAATTAAATTGATCCTGAGGTTTTTTGTTATTGCCGAATATGATTTTAGCGGTCAAAGTATTTGTTGTATCATTTACCGTCATACCGGCAACATCGGCCAGAATTTGTCTTGCAGTAAAATCGGCTTTTCTCGCATTAAAAACGGCCTCTGTAGCAAGAACGTCATTATCGCAATATTCCGCAACCTTAGTCCAAAGCTCTTCTGGTACAGGCTGATCCCATGGTATTCCTAATTCTTGATGATGAATACCTAATTCGATTTCCCATTTCTTTAAAGTTTGTTTCGTTGAACAGAAGTCATAGACGTCCGTATAAGAGATATTATAGGCTTCACCAAAGAAGCAATTAGGACTACCTTCAATAATTTTCTGAGACAGCTTAAACAGTTGCTCGTTGTCATATCCCATTAATCTGGCATAGAGGAGATGATTATCGTATCTTCGGCAGTTAAACCCAACCAACCTAAATCTCATAAGATCTTCGATTTCAGCTGGAGTAGGGTTGATCATTCGAACGATAGGTTTTCCTTCGCCTTCAATTTTCCAGTTTACGAGAAAAAGGTTAGGAAATACCTCGACGTCATAGAATACAAGCTTTGCGTCTTCGTTTTTACAAGCGGTAGATTGTTCCGCCGATTTAAACTGCATCTTATTAACGAGCTTTATGCAATAATCGGCTTGGTGAGTACTATTTGCTGCGAAAGCCAATACTGCATTACGCATATCAGTAACATCATAGCTTAAACCGCTATTATAAGCTTCCTCTAGTATTTTATAGATGAAATCAATACTAGGCTTAGTAGCTGGATGAATTTCTTTATTGAGATTTCGCTTAATCAGTGTTCTAAGCGCTTTCTCGCTTTTCACCCCTTCAAAATTAATCATTTTATTTTCTCCTTTCAGCGGTAGACCAGAGCTGATAGTTGCTATTGGCAAGTCGTTGCATTTTGTCAATTTACGTCTCAACGAACTATTACCGGTAAATACTTTAATCTCTATGTGGTCGTCATAAACTCGGCTCAGTTTTGAGACGTCTCCTGTATAAATATAATGGAGGTGGATCCCGCTACCACTTTTACTGAGCTCCGCATATGTCGGCGGCCATTTACTGGCTTCTTCAACGTTCCTTTCAAAGCATTTGTTTCCTTCTTCGTCTGGAATATCAAAGTCTATAACAATATGATTCTCAGGAACCTTAACATAATGAACTTTTGATGTATCTAATTCTGATAATTTAGTCGATACATCACTCCACTTCATCGAAGGGATTCCTTTTTCCGTAGCATACTGAGCAAGACAATCCGCATACTCCTTATCAAATATAGACTTTTTACTGTTAAACTGGATTAATTGAACCTTTTCTTCTTGTTTATTCGCGGTTTTTTCTTCAAACTTTTCAGTTTTGAAACCGCTGTAATAACTTCGAACTCTAGACCCATCATCAAGATTGAAACGGTCCTTATAATCCCTGAAATAGTTTTTAAGCTCCTCTTTAAAAACCCTTTGTGAAAATGGGTATGCTACTTTTGCCTCATCACAGTAGGTTTTGTACATCTCCCAAGCGGCTTTAAGCGTCGTTCCGTCTTCTTTCTTAAATACGTGATATGAGTCAAGCACGAAGTTATAGAAGTCGTTGGATGCGCCAAGCATAGCTACTGGAATATAATCGTCATACTTGCCAGGATCACTCAAATATACCTGTAAGCAATGATGAGCAATAGCGCCAAGCTCGAAACTCGCCTGTTTCATAATCGTTTTATACTCTTGAGGACTTAATTTGTTACCGGTAGGGGATACGTCAATTAGTCTTCTTATAAGACCCGATTTAGCGTCAGTAATTTTAACCGGTTTATTTGTACCCATAAACAAAAAGCACTTAAAACGATTCGAATAAGTAGACTTGAACTTCTCGTTAACTGTCATAAGCTCGTGAGAGACAAGACTATTAAGCCTCGTATTATCTTCAATCTTTGAGAGGTCTCCATCGTGTTGAATGGCTACAAGGGGATTTGACCTAAATGCTTCCAACGCAAATGAATTACTGGAAGAACCAAGAGCTCGAGCATCAAATACCGTATAATATCCCTCGAAGAGTTGCTGGATGATATTGAGTACGGTAGATTTACCAGTTCCGGCTGCACCATATAAAACTATAAATTTTTGTATTTTCTTAGAATCTCCCGATACAATCGACCCGATTGCCCACTCAATTTTATGTCTTTCCTCCTCCGAGTATAGAGTTGACATCAACTTGTCGTAAGCAGACAAATCGCCAGGTTCAAGCGGATAACTCAGCTTTTTGCTGGCGTAGTCTTCTTTCTTGGTCTCGTAGTTAGAGAATATAAGTTTTTCATCCAGCATGTGAAAGGAATCCCTCATCTGTTTTTGACAATATTTATGCCAAGAATCAATCATTCCAGACTCGGCGTCCCACATATGCAGGACTTTTATTGGAGAATCAAATTTATGACGGTTCTCTTCAGCATATTTATCGAGCTCGCGGTCTATAAGCTGTAAAGCATCATGTTCGTCCGTAGACCATAAACCGCGCTCTTCAATCCATATAGCGTAGAAATCGCCGCCTCGAATCATCAAATCGGAGCTTTTTTTAATGATAAACTTTGGATAGATTTCTATTACACCACGCTTTGTGCTGCGTGTCGAAATCATTAGAAAGTCGACCATCGCATTTATTCTCCTTTCATGCGTTTAAGCTCCTTTATCTCATTATCGAGGTTTTGAATTTTCTTGTTTTGTTCATAAATATGGACTTCTAAGGCTATTGCATAGACCGCAACAACCAAAGCAAATGCTGCAACCGTTCGATTAATCCTTGCCTGGCTCCTAAGTGTTGTTTTGATATTTTTTATTGAATTTTCGGATGTCTTTAGACTACCGAAAATATAACTAAACATTTCCACCATTTGCTTTTCCTCCTTTCATTGAATTATTAATATAGCTTTGAATGGTTTCAAACCTCCAATCTTTTGGAGAGTTGTAAGTAAATATGAATTCTTGTCCGTTGGTTTGTCTAATTCGAATGCTGTTTTTACCATTTTGAAACCAGGCGGCTACATTATTTCCAGCATATAATTCAAAATATAATTCAAACAATTTATAGATATCATTGTGATTCATCCCATTATCTCCTCCCGTTTTCCAAAACTTCGTCTAAATACCAACACATTTGATACCAGATTTCCACAGTTCGTAGATCACTTTTGCAATGTTCAACCGTAAATAATCCACCTTCGCCATTCCGTTTATATTTTCTATCAAGGAATCGTGAAACAACATCTTCAACATAATTCTCGTCAAACTTAGAGTCATCCATGGAACCTAAACCAAGATTGATAATCATATTCCAGAACCATTGTCCTGTTCTGTTACCAATATCCGGGTCATCCATAATATGTTCTTCACAACGAATAGCGAGAGCTATTAACATTTCCAGAACACTACAAGGTTGGTTGTCGAGGAGTGTAGAAATCGTTTGACTATCATACCCTTGCTCATATCCAAAACGATATCGGAGGTCTATCCCATCTTCCGCTCTGTTACCGTCCATTTCGATAATATAAATAAACTCTACATTATGCAGATAGGACAAAAGCTTCCGATAGGATAGCCTTTGGTTATTACATACGAGCTGGTACATCCATTCAAAATATTTGTTGTTTAGCTCATTACTTGTCATTAATCATCCACCTCATGCGGTCTTCTTTTTATTACGTCCGAATACTTTCTCTGATCAAGAAGAATTTCGTAGTCACATTTAAGCCGGTCGTTTCTCACAAAGACGGAATCATCCTCGTATTCTCCAAAAGCGTTAAGTGATTCAAATCCGACCGTTTCTTCGATATCCTCTACAAGTTCATCGTCTTCATCAGCAAGAACCTTATCGGCATAATAAATAAGGCTTATTGTTTCATAATCATAAAATTCTCCAAATTCATCTGGAGAAATAACATAAGGTTTATCATTTATCATATTTTCGTCCATCTCTTCTTCAGAAGCATTTGGATCTTCAGAAAGACTATCAGTATCAGAATAATTAGAATAATTGGTATAACCTTGCTTACGAAGCCACGCCGCATATTCCACAATACCTGGTTTATCTTTTACTTTTTCTACAATAGTCCTGACATTATTGTTTTCCTCAGTTTCATTATCTTTGCTTTTTACTTCTTTCAGCTTAGAGAAAGTTTCTTTTACGGAATCAATCTCTTCTTGAGCAATTCGTTCGTACTTCTTTTTTACGTACTGCCATGTTACAACCGAGCCCACGGCAGCACCAAAAATAAACATCATAAAACTTGTGATCTTATTATTCATAATCGTCTTCTCCTTTCATTTAATATTGAGTTCTGAACACGTTTTCTCTATTTGGTCCAGAATGAAAAAATAAATATTCCGATAATTTTTCACAACCATTTTCATACCATTCACGTAGAGTTTCTTTTGCAATCTCGATATCACTATCGCTTATCGGACGGCTTTGCTTCCAATATCCGATAAATTGACCTTTTGCCGAAACTACCTCGATAACACTTTCTCCAAATCGACCATCGGATACCCGATTAAGAATCACTTCTGCAACAAGGCGTTTATCATTTAATTTGTCATCATAACATTCTCCGGCTAATGTTTTAGCTATAGCCTCCACTTCTTCGTCAGTAAATGGTTCCGTTTCAACAATCGGTTCCGTTTCAATAATAGGTTCCATTTCAATAATATGTTCTTCAACATGATAACTTACGTTTGTAGTAGTTTGTGAATTTGTATCATTAACGGTCGGGTTACAACAAGCAGTAAATATAACCATAATGGTCAAAACGAGTGTTATTATTTTGGATGTTTTGCGCATTATATGTCCTCCCTCTTGTTAAATAAAGAAGACTACCCTTTGATCGCTTTAAACGGTCGGAGGGTAGTCAATATTTTTATATTTCTTCTAAAATCCGGTCGAGAATAGGCCCGTCCACGTTGAAATCAAGAAGAATAACTTCCTCATAACCATTCACAAAATCACGAGTCTTTTCTTTGTAAAGATTATAAAGCCCGAAGTCTACATAATTATCACCGTTATGATTCGGGTTATCAGGATCATAAATCCATCCTACAATTTGACCGGCCTTTGTAGGAGGAATACCAAGACGTTCGTACACTTCATTCAAGAACAGATAGCCTCTCGCTTTGAGTCGATCGTTGGCATAATTTTGTTCCGCTTTAAGGAACATTAAATTATACTCGGCGTTTTTCTCCCATGCAGGAGAACTAGGATCAAAGAATTTTGCATAATCGCTGTAGCCGGGAATACCAGCAACCTGAATAGTTTCTTCTACTTTCTTTTCTTTTCCGTCTTCTCCGACAACGGTCTTCTCAATCTTTTTAGCCTTGATATTGTAACGAAGTTCCTTATCAACCTGCTCTCCAAAACGTTCGATAACACGATTGCGGTATTCTTTGAAAGTTTTGTCAACTGTAGCATAGGCTGCGGCAAGAGCTACATTACGCTTACGAAGAATATTGTTGGATGCAAGGATGCTGGCAATAGACAACGCTCCAAGAGCTACTGCCGGGGCATAAAGTTTAACAAGCTTAATACCAGTCTGAATATAAACAATAGCTAAATCTTTTTTAGCATCTTCGGGAGTATACTGGTCGGCCATAGCTTCATTTGCTTGACACTCATGGATAGTGTCAATTGTATTCTTACTATCTTCGAGAATTTTACTAACTTTAGTAGTAGCTTTACAAGCCATAACAGCACTCACGACTGTACCGACAATACCGGCCACCATAAGAATTTCGGGACTATGTTTTTTAAGTTGAAAGCCCATTTTATTAATAGTTTTAATAAGTTCTTTTTTCATTAAACATTCTCCTTTCCATGTTTGGTATTAATACGATTTTTTGACGCTATTTCAGCTCCACACGCGGCATATCCGGCTAAATCAACAAAACTATCTTCAGTCGCTGTTCCCGTACGAATTCTGGCAATTTTAAGTAGAGCCATCATCATAGCCACGTCGTTGGCTGAGAAATCTACATTCTTATACGCCGACCACAGTTTTGCTATGGCCTTAAAATTATCTTCAGGTGAACCATATTCGTTTTCACGCTGTCCGCATACACACTGCTTTGCCTTATCCAAAGTTTCAGCTCGTGTCATTTTATCAATCCTCCTTCAAATATTCGTAATACTCGGATTCCGTTGCAAATAATATCCAACGTCCTGATACAAGTCCCATATAACCGTATGATGTTAAATATCCATTCATATAAAAGTCCTCCTAATTTATTGGAAGTGCTCTTGGTAAATTCAGAACATATCCGTCTCTTACCCGAATTACTTTACAACCACTAATATTTGTCCAACCGTATTTATTGGCGGCATAGTTGTCCATGGATACGTTGGCTAAATCATAAAGATCCATGATACTAACGACGCCATATTGGGAAATTATCTCATTCATAGCATCGAGAACCGCTTCGGCATCTCCGCGAGTTGGAAAAATAAGTTCGTCGTAATCAAATCCATTTCTCACAGAAGAAGTGCTGTAATTGCGTCTTTGCTCATCTGTTCTATCGTAGTATCGTTGATATGAAACTTTTGAAGCGGTTGAAAATTTGTTTCTCGTTCTGCCCGTTTCTCCATATAGAATCATATCGATTCCATTTGTAACAATATCCGAAATTGCTTTCTTAATTGCCGGAACAAGAACCTCCAGTAAAATATAAGATTTTACGCTGCTAACATCTTCTGATATGAAAATATCAGCAAACTTTTGAATATTGCCTTTTTTCTTAGGTTTTACAATCCCGGAAACGACTTTTCCTACTTTCCTCTCCGGTATCCGTTCTTCTTTTGATTTATGGGAATTTGTCTTATACTCGTCCATTATGGTGCTCCTTTCATTTAATTAAAAATAAAAGGGAAAGCACCTTGTTAAAAGGTACTCTCCCTTAAATATAAGTCTATTTCCTATTCAGTCTCATCGTCTTCAAAATCGATAGGAATAGGTTCTTCGTCGATCTCTTGGTGATTGTTTTTAATTTTAGCTACAATCATTTTAACCACTTTGTAAGTGATTAAACTTCCAAGTGCTGCTAATCCGATACCTGCTGCTACCTTAAAAAACTTTCCAGAACTCGCTGTTGCGATTTCCTCAGTTGTTTCAATAACCTCTTCGTTAATAATGATGTTTTCATTCATCGTTATCTTCTCCTTTCAAATATAATATTTTTAATATGTTCTCCATAAAAGGCTTTGTTTTTTTCGCGTAATTACTAGCGTGGTACCATCAAAAGAAAAAGGGAAAGCGACTTGTTAAAGTCACTCTCCCTTCGTCTTGGCTTTAATTTTAGCCATTATTTTATAAAAAACAAACGCACTTCCAAGTGCGGCCAATACAGGCAGTATTTTTAAAACCTCTTGATTTACCACGATTTCATACTCGTCCATTATGGTGCTCCTTTCATTTAATTAAAAATAAAAGGGAAAGCACCTTGTTAAAAGGTACTCTCCCTTAAATATAAGTCTATTTCCTATTCAGTCTCATCGTCTTCAAAATCGATAGGAATAGGTTCTTCGTCGATCTCTTGGTGATTGTTTTTAATTTTAGCTACAATCATTTTAACCACTTTGTAAGTGATTAAACTTCCAAGTGCTGCTAATCCGATACCTGCTGCTACCTTAAAAAACTTTCCAGAACTCGCTGTTGCGATTTCCTCAGTTGTTTCAATAACCTCTTCATTAATAATGATGTTTTCATTCATCGTTATCTTCTCCTTTCAAATATAATATTTTTAATATGTTCTCCATAAAAGGCTTTGTTTTTTTCGCGTATTCACTATTACTAGCGATAGTCATACCTAGGGGTAACTTGATAATCAATAACAAGGCATGGATTTCCATCGTCCGTTAACTGTGAACTAAAATTTAGTTCGATATAACCGCGATCGATGTTCCATCCGATATCGTCACCAATACTTGTAGGTTTAAGACCGATTTCATAATAGAATTCATTGAGAGAAATATACATTTCATCCCTCATCCTTCTATTAAGTTCGTTCTCTACTTTTTTCAATTTGTCTATATCCGATTTAAAATATCGACCTGAAATCGAATCATAACAGAGGGTATTACCTTTTTCGGTGATAATAACCTCTTTGCTACTAACCGGATCTCGGTCAATCTTGTCTTTGGCGATTGCGTCTCTAATTTTCTGTTCTTTTTTCTCACCAATAGTCTCTATGACTTTTTCCTGGTACTCTTTGAGAGCTGATTCTGAAAGAGTGTAGGCTGTAGCAAGAGCCGCATTTCTTCTAGCATTTACGGAGCTTGCCCCAATCAGGCATACTATGGATAAACCTCCGGTTATGGCGGCCGGAATATAACATTTCCATGTTGCTTTAATAGTCTCAACTGGTGTGAGTTTATCTGTATCATTTTCAATCTTCTTATTCTCAATAAGGACAAGAGCTTTTGGCGTTGCTCTAACCGCCATTACAGTTGTGGTAATCATTCCAGCGATTCCGATACCGGTAAGAATCTCTGGACTATGTTTTTTCATTGCCGTCCGTACACCTTTGGCAATGTTAGATAAGTTTAATTTACCCATATTTTTTCTCCTTTCGTTTCTAAGTTCTTGGTTACCGCAACAAGAATATCGGACGAACCCCATGAGAGCCCGATGAATCGCAGTAGAGCGTATCACCACAGGTGCCCACAAAACCTGAAAGAGTCGCGGACAGTTCTTTTTTAGACATATTTTGCAACCAATACCATTCGTAATTATTCTCAAAATCCGCAATGCGATTCTTTCTTTTAGTCATAAGAGGGAACTGCTCATCATTGTCTGGTTCTATTACATTGTTGTACCAATTATCGTGACCAAATATCTGTCCGCATGTAGGGATCGTTAAGTTTTCAATTCTGCTCCTCAAGTTGTTTGGAAATGCAGGTAATAAAATATCATCAATCCATTTCTTAAGATCACTTTTCTCAAAGCCACCTTTGTTAGTTGATTTCTTATTCATAGGTTGCTTTGCGACACAATCATCAAACAAAAATAACGTTCCTTTGTCTGTGATTTTCTGTGCGGTTGCTGTAAATTCGCCGAACTCGACCAATGGAATGACTATTTGATCGCCAATCCGATAATTTTTAACTTCAATTTCTCTCATTCTTAATACTTTCATGATTTTTTTTCTCCTTTCAAATAATTACATTAATAAAGATCGAATGGTTTCCGCCACATCTATGGCAAATATAAATTGTTGTTTTTGCTCTTTGGCTAAATGAGCAAAGGAAATCATCTTAAGAATAAATTCGTCTATAACTGTATCAGCAGTTGTGAACGGATTATTCATAAGCGATTCTATAATTTCGTATGCCGCCCATCTTTCGTAACTTCGTTTTTCGAATTCATCTTTCGGCCAATTTTTCATTGGTTCAAAAAGATATTCCTCTAAATATCTGAATATTTTTATTACGGCTTCGTCATTCATACTATCCTCTCCTAAGAAAGAAAAAAGAGTCCTTGTTAGGACTCTTTCTCATTTATTTTGGAGTACTTCTGTTATTTTTTTAGTTATTTTTTCATCCATTTTTTTGTCGTCAACCCAACTAGTAATTAGTGTCGCGCCTATTCCCATTGCGGTTGCTGCTATTCCAAGGATTTTAATTAATTTACTATTCATAAAATATCACTCCTTTCATAAAAGCGTTTGTAAATTACGCGTATTAAGTTTCAAAATTAAATTTATTTGGATTCCAAAGAGCGGATATAACACAACATTCCAGACCATCATCCAGTACGGTATGTCTATTGTCGAAATCAAGCCACATGATTCCGTCACTCCAGCCAATATCATCGCCGTTCTCAATTTTGTCAATCCCGAGGAACTCGTAGAATTCGTTTATACTGACACTACCTCTAAGTTGAAGATTACGATTAATATGATACTGGGCATTTAACACAGCAGCCATAGTTGACGTAAAATATCTTTGGGAAAATAAATCGTAGCACAGGATTTTCTCACTTTCAGAATCTAGATCGGGAGAATATACCGAATATCCCAATCCATCCGAAATATAAGTATCCTTTGCCATCTGAGCTTTAATCTTCGAATCAGCATCTTCGCCATAAACTGTTTTTGCAGCTTTTTTATACTGCTGATAAGTTTCGCTTAATAAAGCATAAGCACTCGCTAACGATGCCTGATTGCGTTTGTTTAGGACGTTTATTCCTATAATGCATGCAATAGTAGATAAACCTACCAAAGCCGCTGGAATATAACATTGCCAACAAGATTGTACGGCCTCCAATTTGGTGTAAGCATAGGGATCTCCGTCATGATTCCGCCTGCTATCATTTTTGATAAGTTCAACCGCTTTTGGAGTTGCTTTAACCGCCAAAACAGTGGTTCCAACGACTCCAGCAATACTAAAACAAGTAAGAATAGTAGGGGAGGATCTTTTCAAAAATGATTTTGTTTTACTTAATAATCCTTTCATTATTTCTCTCCTTTCATAAAAATAAAAGAGCCCTTGTTAGGACTCCTCTTTTGTTGAATTTGTATTATTTTCAGTAGTTTCACTTTCTTCTTGGTCGTCATCAACTACCACCTTCCAGCCACGCTTATAAATTTCATGTATCGCTGAATATCTCCCATATTCATACGCCAAATGTGCCCACATTTTCATCAAAAGTATTACCACTTCCTTGTTCCTTTTTTCTTTCTTCTTTTTGATGGCATTTCTCGCCGTCATAGCTGTGATGCCAATGATTGCACCAAATAATATTTTACCACGATTATTCATAATTCATTCTCCTTTCAATAAATGTATTAGTTTCCATAAAAGGAGATGCTAATTTCGCGTAAAATAAAAAGAGGAGGCTATGCCCCCGTCTTCTCATCTTTCTCAATTCGCAATGTCATATGTTCACATTTAATGTTTATCTTAATTTTGTGTTCCTGGACAGGAATTTCAACATCTACGTTCCTTGCTTCATATAGAATTCCCTTTTTCAATATCGCTGATATAATCATATCCATGATTTTCATAACATTACCTCCTATTAATATAATTAGTTTCCATAATAAACGGAGAAAAGCGAAGAGACCATGTATTATACACGATCTCCTCGCTTTGGAACTATCAAACTATTTTTTAGTAGGTCTAAAACGATTGAACAATCCTCTAAATGTCGTCGAGGTAAAAGTTCCAGTCTCTTCAAATTTAAATCCCTTACGCATCCAGATTCCGTAGAATATCAACGGCAATATT